AAAGTGGATCAAATAGCAAAGGCTGTACAAAGTAAAAAACCCATGGGACCTATACTTGCAAGAAAATACAAGAACGGTTACCAAGTCATAGACGGACACCATCGTTTTTGGGGGCATAAGAAAGCAGGTGCCAATTTCATAAAGGCACAAATTGTTCCGCCTGAGGACATAGAAGAAGAATTTGCTGAATTCCTAGAAAACATTGATCCAAAAGTGTGGACTGAACTACGGGCAAAAGGACTCGTGAGGCCAATGCACTTTGATAGTCCCGAGGTCAGAGCGGCATACAAAGAAAAAGGACTACCTTACAAACCCGACATCAGTATTATCACCAAAGATAACTTGGATCAGTTTAGAACAAAAGAGCCGGAGAGATTAAAACAATTGAAACCAATCCAAGTAAGTGATCAGCAGTGGATTAATTACATGGATAAGTGGTGGAGGACTGAAAGGTTGAAACCTAAGGCAAAAGATAAAGTGCAACAGATAAAAAATGCCTATAAACTTTTATATAAAAAAGATATGGTGGAGAACTTCGCAGACGGTAAGAAAAAGGGCAAAAGCAGACCAGGCAGAGTAAAGAAGTCAGGTGCCAGTTGCAATGGTAGTGTAACATCATTGCGTAAGAAGGCTAAAAACGCATCCGGAGAGAAGGCTAAGATGTATCATTGGTGTGCTAACATGAAGTCTGGCAGAGCAAAATCTAAATAAATAAACACAAACAAAGAGGAATAAACAATGGCTGAATTTATAGAAAGATTAATTGAAGCACGTGACTCAAAAACAGGTTGGGTACAAGAAACTGCTTCTTCAATGCTATCATTAAAACGTAGATTTGAAAATGGTGATATTACAGAAGCAAAATACATCGCAGGCTTAGATGCATTAAAATCTGGTGATAATGAAGTTGGATCAGGTGGTAGTTATAATGAACGAGCAATCGTTGATAATGGTATTATCTGTCTAAAAGAATTAATTTAATATTATGTGGAAAAAAGCAAAGAAAAAATTAAAAACGTGGTACACTTGTTCTAAAGTAAGTTTACTTGTAGACAAAATTAAGAAAAAATTCAAGTAGTATGCGTTATAAGGACATCAAAATGGTGGAGGCTCGTGTGGACTATCATTATGGATTGGATCCTGAAATGCTGGTATACACGCACAAGGTGGGCGACATATACGGTAAAAAGAACCTCAAAGTGCCACACGCCAAATACACCACATCTAAACGTGTTAAAAATTTACACAAAGACGGTAAATAATATTATGCGTATCAGAGATATTATATCAGAAGTTGCAACAGCAGGTGCTACATCGGCTGGCAGTATTGCAACAGTGGCTAATCCACAAATAGCAATAGGTGATAAAAAAGCACGTGATGCCTATGGCAAAAAAGGTGCTTCTGCAAAACCACCTAAAGCAAAAATGCAAAAACCAACTGACAATGCTTTAGATATGAAAGGGACATCGATATTTGGTGCTCCAATAAAGAGATAAATATTACTATGAAACATTCAGATTTAACAAAAAAAGACGTTGCTAAAGAAGGTAAAATGCCACAAGCGGCTATTGACGCTCTAGCAAAGAAGAACGGCAAAAGCAACAAAAAAGATTCTAAAAAAGAAGTACAAACAGAAGACCTAGCACTGATGGCTCAGAAAGCAGAGATGGATCATGAAGTTCAAATGGCAAGATCAGATTTGTACAAAGCGGCAAAATATTCAATCAAACTGCACGAACTGTTAAAAAATGTTTCTGAAGAACAAGGTTTAGAAGGTTGGGTAGCGGCTAAGATTACCAAAGCGGCAGATTATTTGAGTTCAGTAAAACATTACATGGAATATGAAATGATATCTGGACAAGAGACAGCAATGGCTGAACCAACTGAAGCAATAGCAGAAAATATTTGCAAAACGTGTGGTTGTGATATTGAAATGCCTAAACCAGCATGTAAATGCACACATGATTACAAAGAATCATTAGCAAACAAATTACAGAATAAATTAAAAGAATCCGCAAAAACTTGTAAAGAGTGTAACAAACCAACATGGGAAACACTGGATGAAGCAGAAAAGCAAAAAGGTGTTGATGGTAAAGTGTGTTGGAAAGGCTACAAAAGAATGGGCACCAAGATGAAGGGTGGCAAAAGAGTAGACAACTGCGTTCCAATTAAGAAAAAATAAAAATCCAATAAATACACACAGTTATTATTTAAACCATGAGAGGACTGTGTCTTGAACTTTGTTGCAAATATACCATACATCAAATGTTGGGTCAAAAAAGAATACGTACACGATTTCCAACGTGGGCATGGTGATTTCATAGAAGCAATTCTTATAGCAGTTAAATCAGTACAGGGTAGAGCATTAATGTTTGAAGCATACTTGCCAGAGTATGGAGCCTGTTACGACAAGTTTCCAATATCAGCATTTGTTTGGCGCACAGACATCAAAGAAGAAGAACAACTTCCACTTGGTACACTTGAACTTTGGGATTCATTCAGTTCCAATATACAAGTTTGGACCAAAGCCATGTTGAAAAATTGTGATGTCGAAATCATGTTGAAGGGTGGTGGCAGAATGAAAGGTGAATATTTGTTCACTGTTGATGCATGTCATGGAGATCCCAACACCGTCAATACCGGAGTTTCCGAAGTACCCTCAGAACACAAACAACACAATTTTGGTAGATTGGCAAATGGACAATACTTTGCACAACCAAATAATAGAATGCTTTGGTTTGAACAATCACTCACGGCATCAGAATTAAAAATACCAGACTTTCAAGTCAGCACCAAAGAGTTTTTCTGTGAAAATGAAAGCACAGTTACTTTTGGTGATTCCGACGATTATTTCTACGAAGATAAATTAAGAGATTCCAAATAAGACACTTGACTTCTTGAAAAAAATTAAGTATAATAGCGAATAAGAAGGAGAACATATGTCTTTAAAAGGAACAAAAACATCAGATAATCTGAGAGCCGCGTTTGCAGGCGAGAGTGAAGCAAACAGAAGATACCTTTATTTTGCTCAAAAGGCAGACATTGAAGGTGCACCAGATGTTGCATCAGTATTTAGAAGCACAGCAGAAGGTGAAACAGGACACGCACACGGACATCTAGAATATTTAGAAGAAGTGGGAGATCCTGCAACAGGTGAACCAATGGGTGAAACTGAAGACAATCTTAAATCAGCAGTGAAAGGTGAAGTGCATGAGTACACTGATATGTACCCAGGCATGGCAAGAACTGCTAGAGAAGAAGGTTTTGAAGAAATCGCAGATTGGTTTGAAACACTTGCAAAGGCTGAGAAGTCACACGCAGGTAAGTTTCAAAAAACACTAGACGCATATCTAGAAAGCAAATAATTATATCGGAGCGGCATCATGTCGCTCCATACAACCACACAAGGAGAACAAAATGGCAGGCAGAACATACGGTCCAGAAGAACAAGCAAAACTTAAAAGAATTATAGATGAAGGAGCCAACGTTCTTTCAGAAGTTGAAGATTTAAGTGGCGGATTAAAAGACACTGTGAAAGCAGTTGCAGAAGAATTAGAAATCAAACCAGCACTTATAAACAAGGCAATTAAGATTGCTCACAAAGGTGAATGGCACAAATATTCAGACGACTTTGATTCATTAGAAAACTTGATTATTGCAGTTGGTAAAGACCAATAGTCGTGTACAACTTATGAAGTATATGGTTGACATTGACAACACAATTTGTTATAATGAAAACAGTAACTATGTAGACAGTAAGCCAGACCTTGTTCGCATAGCGAAACTTAACGCACTGTACGATAAAGGCAACGAAATACATTATTGGACAGCACGAGGTGGTAATTCAGGCAAAGACTGGACTGAACTTACACATCAACAGTTAAAGGATTGGAATGTAAAGCACACTTCAATCACAATGAAAAAACCGGTGTACGATGTCTGGATAGATGACAGAGCCATAAATGCAACAGACTTTTTTGGCGGATATGAGTTGAGAACAACAGACGAAGGAATATGAGAATAGATTATAACATACATTTAGATTACTCAGACGTACTATTACAACCTAAAAGATCAACATTAAATTCAAGACGTGATGTAGATATCATGCGTGAGTTTAAATTTAAAAACAGTGGCAAGACTCTTTCATATGTGCCGATCATGGCATCGAACATGGATGGTGTTGGCACATTTTCAATGGCAAGAGTGCTACAAGAATTTAAAATGCTTACAGTAATTAGAAAGCATTACACTATAGATGATTGGAAAAACGCCGCAGGCACAGGATTAAAATTCAAATATGTTTCTGCCTGTGTTGGTACAGGAGCGATGTGGGACGAAAACGCACAGGACTATCAAACATTGAAACAAGTGATGTCTGCATTTCCTGACATTCCATGTATTACAGTTGATGTTGCCAATGCTTATCATGAATCATTTGTGGATTTTGTTACAAAAATTAGAGAGGAGTATCCGGAAAAAGTTATCATTGCAGGTAACGTTGTTACTCCTAACATGACAGAAGAATTAATTATTAAAGGTGCAGATATTGTCAAGGTAGGAATTGGACCTGGATCAGTTTGCACAACAAGAACGCAGACAGGAGTAGGTGTTCCACAATTTTCAGCGATCATGGAATGTTCAGATGCCGCAAATGGTGTGGGAGGACATATCATTGCAGACGGTGGATGCACTCAGCCAGGTGATGTTGCCAAAGCATTGAGTGGTGGTGCACATTTTGTCATGCTAGGTGGAATGTTAGCAGGACATGATGAATCAGAATTAGAGTTAAAAGATGGCAAGAGAGTGTTTTATGGTATGGCTTCACAGACAGCATTAAGCACACATGGACAAAGAAAAGACGGATACAGAGGCGTAGAAGGCAAAACAGTAACACTACAAGACAAAGGCTCAGTTAAAGAAACTGTTGAACAAATACTAGGTGGAGTCAGAAGCACTTGCACTTACATTGGAGCAAGACGAATCAAAGACATGCCTAAAGCGGCACACTTTGTAAGAGTCAACAATGTGATCAACAGAGTCTTTGATAGATTCGAAACAAAATAATTATGGAAAAAGTAAACACAGGCAACAACCTAAAATGGTTAGCAACAGCAATTTTAATTATAGGCACATTCGTAAATGCGGGATTTCCTGAACTATATCCTGCAGGTCCACTGCTTCTGGCAATGGGCGGAATAGTTTGGTTAATAGTATCCATTCTTTGGAAAGAACCGGCACTGATTGTAACAAATTTAGTATTGACAGCAATGGGTTTCGGAGGTATACTATTATATTATATAAAGTAAGGCAATATCAGCCACAATTGATTTTAGGTATTTTGTCAGCCACAAATGACAAAAAGGAGAACAAATGAGTTACATAGACGGATACTTTGACAGAAATTCTGATATTATAAGAATTGTTGAAAGACAAAACAAAGAAAGAGTATTCAAAGAATATCCAATCAAATACACATTCTATCACGAAGATCCAGGTGGCAAATACAAGAGTACTACAGGTAAGCCTTTAAACAGAATCGTATCTAAGAACACAAAAGATTTTCATAAAGAACTTGCAATCAATAGAAATAAAACTTTATTCGAATCAGACATAAATCCAATCTTTCAATGTTTAAGTGAAAATTATCTTAATCAAAATGCACCCGATTTAAATATAGCATTCTTTGATATTGAAGCAGACTTTGATCCTGAAAAAGGATTCAGTCAACCTAGTGATCCATTTATGCCAATCACAGCAATCACAGTTTCATTGCAATGGTTAAACACTATGGTTACGTTTGCTATACCTCCTAAAACAATGGGTATAGAAGAAGCAAAAGAATTAACAAAAGGCATAGAGAATGTGTATCTTTATAAAGATGAAGCAGATATGCTTAAAGCATTTTTAGATATCATCCAAGATGCTGATGTAATATCAGGATGGAATTCAGAAGGTTATGACTTGCCATACATCATAAACAGAATTAAAAAGGTAATGAGTAAAGATGACACAAGACGTTTGTGTTTATGGAAACAGATGCCAAAGAAAAGAACTTTTGAAAGATATGGTAGAGAACAGGAAACTTATGACCTAGTGGGCAGAGTGCATTTAGATTCATTAGAACTTTATAGAAAATACACCTATGAAGAAAGACATTCGTACAGGTTAGATGCTATAGGTGAACATGAAATAGGTGAAAGAAAAACTGTGTATGAAGGTAGTTTGGATCAACTTTATAATCAAGACTTCAGAACATTTATAGAATACAACAGACAAGATACTGCGTTGTTAGACAAATTGGATCGTAAACTTAGATTCATAGCACTTTCAAATGAATTAGCACACGCCAACACTGTGTTACTTCAAACAACACTAGGAGCAGTGGCAGTAACAGAACAAGCAATTATAAATGAAGCACATAGACGAGGAGTGCAAGTTCCTAATAGACCAAAACGAGATGAAGATTCTACAACAGCCGCAGGTGCATATGTGGCATATCCAAGAAAAGGTTTACACAGTTGGATAGGTTCGATGGATATTAATTCACTGTATCCATCTGTGATTAGAGCCTTGAACATGGCTCCAGAATGTGTGATGGGACAATTGAGACCAACATACACAGACGAATACATCGAAGAACAAATGACATTGCAGAAGAAGTCATTTGCTGGTGCTTGGGAAAATCATTTTGGATCATTGGAATATGATGCTGTGATGGATAAAAGAAAAGATATCAGTATTAATGTAGATTGGGAAGATGGTAAATCAGATGTAATGAGTGGTGCTGAAATTTACAAGATGGTATTTGACAGCAACAATCCTATGATGATCAGTGCAAATGGAACAATATTTACAAGTGAGTTTGAAGGTGTAATACCTGGACTACTTGCTCGTTGGTACAAAGAAAGAAAAGAAATGCAGGCAATGTTGAAAAAAGCCAAAGAGGCAAAGAATGATGCAGAGATTGAATTTTGGGATAAACGACAGTTGGTTAAGAAGATTAACTTGAACAGTTTGTATGGTGCTATTCTAAATCCTGGTTGTAGATTCTTTGACAAACGTATTGGACAATCAACAACACTGTCGGGCAGACAGATATCCAAACACATGGCATCCAAGATCAATGAAGTAATAAC